AAGAGTCATCCATCAGGACTCGGAGTCAAGAATACATTACCAGCAATCGTTGATCCTGTGCCACCACTCAACACATAGTGTTCTACAAAGGATGGGAATATTATTATATCACCATTATGCAGTTCTGGTCTATAGTCCATGTTGAAATACTCATCATACATGGCCATCTGAGACTCAACTCTGAACCTATATGGATTTAAGAATACGGTTCTGGATACATCAACATCTTCATATATTATAAAACTCCACTGTGAATAACAATGGATATGTGGATCTTGAAAATCTTGTGGTGTCTCATATTTATTTCTCCACAACTCTTCTATCTTTGCCTCACCATATTTAACACCAAGAGTGTCTATGTTTCTACTTACAATCTCTGACAAATGAGTAATAGTTTGATGACTTACTTGTTTATTAGTTCTCAAACTTGTCTTAAGTTGAGATCTAAATGTAGGAGCAAGACTCTCATCAATAATATTAATTTGTTCAAGATCCACCTTATCAGTAAAAAATGGCACAGAAAATAAATTCATACTATCCAAGATATCCAAGAGTACCTAGTTCCTTTTGTCACTGGTGTTACCTCATGAGGAAATAAGTATATTGATGGAAATGCTAACACACTTCCTTTTTTAATTTCGACTTTATGATCTCCCCAAAATATAAACTCTCCTCCCTCATAATCATCATTTAAAGTTCCAACAATACTGGTCACAGGTATGCCTCTAAACTGTCCTTCAAAAAAATCACGAATATGATCGTGATGTGGACTCAGATAATCCCCAACATTATACTTATTAAACTTAATACCTGATCCATTCTCCCAAAGAGAATCTCCTGTGGTAATACTTTTGTCATGATATTTTTGATGAAAGGCATGAAACAACTCGTCACTAATATGTGGTTGTACTATTTCTGTTGCTCTATCATTTCTGGTTGACAACATTTTTGATTGTTTATCAACGTCAGTTTGTTCATAACTATTGTTATACCAACAGAATTCATGCCATTTATCATCATCCAAGATAGATATTATCTGATCACATTCATGATCAGATAACAAATCATACTCAAATATATGGTCTTTAAGATTAGGGTGTCTTAGGGCCATCAAGTAATACCTTATTACCAGTTTGTTTGGCAATATATGCCTTTAGTTCTGGAGTTTCTTCCCATTCCCATGTTTGATTATGTTGTGGGTTCTTCTTTGTTATCGTGTGTGTGCGTTTTACCAATTTCAATCTCCCTGTTGAGAACTTCGATTTCATTTTCAAGGCCAACAATCCGAAGCTCTGCATCATTGGCCGATCTCTCTAATGTTCTTACCTTTGTTGTCAGTTCTGCAATAGCAGTACCGAAGGCATCAATATTCTGAAGTAGTAAAGCATTACCATAACTCTGAGGATGTCCTTCTTCTGCATATGCAGTGTCCTCTACTTTGGCACATTCTGCTTCATAATCTTCTCTAGTCATCCTATTTTCTTTTGCCATTACTGATACTCCATGTAAACGTTTCCTGAGATTGTAGTTCCTTCATTGCCTGAGTTGACCATGTGCATAATAAATGATGGAAATATTATTATACTCCCTGGCCCTAGATCTGGTTTATAATCTAAAGGAAATTCTTCTACACAATTACCAATCTGATTCTGTATCAATCCCATTGAAGGATTTAAAAAAGATGTCTTGGCATGTAAATCAACATAGATTATAAAACTCCACTGACAATTTGGATGAAGGTGTGCATCCTGATAGTGGTGCTTATCATATCTATTATACCATATATGACCAAATTTGGGATTCATTCCTAACAAATTGTTATCATATAGATTCTTGTTTATTATATCAGACAAGTGTTCATATGCCTCTGTTTGTAGAGGTAACTTCTGAGAAAACGTAGATGGCACTCCAGCATCCCATGTGGGTTCTGTTTCCATTTCTGGTATCTTTATCTTTTCCAAATCAACCTTATCTTCAAAGATAGGGATAGCAAAAATTTCTTTCTTCATCAGAATGTGCCGTCAGTAATGACTACCTCCATTTTTGTACTCTCTTTCAACTCTTTTTTTATATCGTTATGTAGTCTCTGTTGTGCTTCTTGTTGATTTAACTTATTGGCACTTGGTAGTCCTTGTTGGCCAGGCAGTTCACCCTCTGTTGTTACCGTTACGTCCACAATATGTGGTGGCAATGGTTTGGGTGCATTGATCTGTTTATATGTAAACCCTTCGCCCTCATGTAATTTTAGAGTGGTGATGGCATATTTTTCGTGACTACAATCACAATATTTTTCTCCTAGACCGTCATAAACAGTCCAATAAGGATAAAAATGATCTGGAAGCATGATACTCTATTCTATAGAAAATGTCAAGCGTCTACATCTGTCCAGTTAAAGTCCTCTATTAGTTGTGCCTGTGCTAGTGAACTCTTCCCTCTTGCGTTCAGATAACCTATGGATTGTAAGTAACCCCAAGCTTGTCCTTCATCCTGATCTCTCAGTGATCGCAATGTATCTGCTCCACTTATATAGTGGTTTATAATCGGTGTATTTTTGGCAATTATATCATTCATTTCTGACTCAGCTGTAGTAATGGCCGCATCATAAGTTCCACAATCGCCTGGGATTGCACCAGCTGGAGGAGTTCCTGTATATCCTATACCAGCACCTGTAGTAGAACCTACACTTATTATTACTCTTTGTCCTAAAGATGCGTGTGTAGTGGTGACATCTCCATCTCCATCTTTGACTCGAATTGTAGGCCACTGTAAATCACCAATATAATATTCTACTCTACCAGCACCAACAGGAGGTTCTGGTTCATCTGTTATCTCACTCCACTGGGTAGTAATTTTTGGATCACCGTTGTTTATAAGAGATAGTTGATGTCCCTTACCCACATTACCACCTTCTGCTATACCTATCTCTACTGGGTCTATTGGATTCTTTGATGAATCAAATTCTATGTCACTAATATCGCCAGGTCTGATTACCAAAAATGAACTACTTATACCTGTAGAGACAGGAGCAGCACTTAGTGATGCAAAATAATATGTTGATACTACACCAACATGAAAGTTCCTACCTACAGTTGCAGCAATACCTGATGAGACAGGATTACTCAAGGTAGCAAAGTCAAGGACTACCTGTATTGCGGTTGTAATACCATTTGCCTGCACATAACTGGTGATACCTACAGCAGTTCCGAATCCTGTGATAGTTGTACCTGATGGTATGATTCCACTACTGGTTTTATTTGCGTTGTCATAAATCTCATCACCAATACTAAAATCTGTTATAAATCCTACTCTCTGATCTCCATATATCTTGTTATCTGCAGCAGTACAAAATCCACTCACCGCATAGTTATATGCAGCATAACTTGTAGTTCCTAATCCTGTGACTGATGGTGCAGTCTGAAATATAATAGGGTCATCTAATGAATCTTTGATAAGATCTCCTGTCTTAATACCAGCAGATGCAGTTGTAGTTGAGAATCCAGTCAGTTCTGCGGCATCACTATCCAATATAATTAAAGAGGCACTGCCAGGGTTGGCATCAGCAGTATCAATGGTTAGAACAACATTAGCACCATAGTCCCTATTCTTGGGGTGTCTATAGAACTTTGCTCCGTAATATCCTAAGAATTGAAACGTGTTTGGATCTTTTTGTACTTCATATACTACTACCTCTTCATCATTGTTATTATAAATGTTTAAAGATTTTGAATCTATCTGTATCCATTTCATATCACTTCTACAACCATGAGATATTCTATTCAAATATGCAGTTTGAACAGCAGTAATCTTTTCATTAATTGGGGGCATCAAAGGTTGGATCTTAGTATCTAACTTGATAATCAGTTCGTCATACTCATCTATGATAGCATCTACAATTGCTAAAGATTCATTAACAGATGCTGCACTCTGAGCCTGTTGATCTCTGTCATCTCTAAGTCTTTGTGCAATATCAAATGGATTAGCAGCCATTACTCAATACCTCCTAACTGAACAAAATCCTCGCCTGGATAGTCCTTCATACTTTCTCCTTCATATTCTGTGATCAGTGGTTTGAGATCCTTTCTCTCAGCATGAACTATGTAACTACAACGAATCGTGTGTACATTGAAACCATGTGGATTGACCAATATACTTGTTTTATCTTTCATTCTAGCAATAACATAACATAAATTTTGATGAGATCCAATAGGTGTTAACTGACATGTTATCGTCCTATCATCTACAAGGTCTTTCCAGTAATCAGGAAGTTCTATCTCATTGGTTCCTTGTAACTCTCCTCTAAAATATACACCGATCTCTGGGCCTTCCAGTGATACATGTCTAAGTCTCCATCCATCTTTACTTGGGTGTTTGATATCAAATGGTTTTGCAGGCAATGCTCTTGCAGTTGCTAACTGTCCATTTAACCAAGCACAAGAGATAATACCACCAACTTTTAAAGATCCTCCAATATCTGTTCTTCCTGATATGAATACGTTTTTATTAAATTGACAGTTAGCATTTGCAACATTTAAGGCATGTTTAGTACTGGTAGCAAATGTCTCTTCTGGTGCATATCTTTTGGTAGGAGCCCATGCTGTTCTGGGACTATAGTAAAAGTTTTCACTATAAAATTCTGATGTACCTGATCTAAACAGAGAGAAACCATCAACTTGTAAAGATATCTCTTTTGCTTTTAGTTTTGATGAAAATTGATGATCTAGAGTTTGTTTCTTTCCTTCATTACATTGAAACTCAGGAGGGCCTATCATTACAGTTGCCTGTGCAATACCTCTGTTAGGAGTATTATTGAAGAATGATGGGCCACTGACAGATAGTGTGCCAGGAATCCTCTCCCACCCTTTTCCCTCTAGGAACGCCATGTCTTTCGTTCCAACCTGTAAGAAGTCTAATATATTTCCAAATCCTATCTGCCAACCCATTACTTCATGTCCTCAAAAAACTCTTTTATACTGTTGTTCAATACTGTCATTATACTACCAGCATATTTTGCCCTTGTTTGAGTGTCCATAGTGTCCATGTTGAGACTACTAGCACCCAGAACATCCATGAACTGTCCTGCCATACTTAAATTTTGTCTTGATAATACGTTTCCATTGGTACATTTCAAATTCATAACAGTAGTTGTTGAATATAGTTTATCACTTATGAATTTTATCTCCTCGGTTGCATTAAGAGTAATGTTATTTGCAGCTAGTTCTATATCTCCATTTTTACACTCAATCTTTATATGACCATTTTTAGCCAGAATAATTTTTGACATTTCTTCTTCTGAAGAATCCTCTCCGACATACTCATAGGAACAATTATTAACAACTAATTTCTGATCTCCATTCTTATAGAAGGCCCAACCTTGAAGATTGTCAGTTGTTACTGAGTAATCCACATACTCACCTTTCAAATCTCCATCAGGTATTTTTATACCAGAGGCGACTCTAAAGTTAGGATAGTTGCCGTAGTATTCCTGTGTATCTTGTTCTTGTTTATCTAGATCCATTAGTATCCACCCCCACTTGTTCCGCTAGACCCACCAGTATTAGTGTTGTTATTAGTAGGAGGAGTAGAAGGTTGTTGAGTCGTTTGTTGAGTCGTAGTTGTATCACTTGTAGTAGACTGTACTGTGGTGCTGGAAACATCTGTCTGAGGGGTTGATGGTGTAGTAGTGGTGGTTGATTCTGTGTAAGTCACTGGGGCAGATTGACCCAAACTTTCTTCTTTTGTATTGTATATTGTGGCATGTGGTGTAGATACATGTGTTTCACCAACCATTTTTCTATTTGTTACTGGATGTATGTGGAATGGGCCATAATATGGATTTCCATTTACCCAACCAACTTGTGTCTTAGGTAAACTATACACACAGTCTACCACATTTACTACAAGCATGCCAGGGCCTGGCTCTTCTCCAATGTCAGCAACAAAGTCTGGACTATATGAAATAACTGGAAGTAGTCTTGCCCCTACTCCTGTTTTTGTATTTATTGTGACTGGTGGGATCTTCTTATGTTTGTCTTTACAGTTCATGTTTTGAACTCCAACAACAGATCCAGCAGGGGTTAACAAGAGATCAAAAGTACATTGACCAACTTCACCTGTATCTCCAGAAGTGTATCCAATTCCAGGCTTCTGCGGAATCAGAGTAGTTACTATACCAACTGCCTCACTACCAATACCAGAAACTCCTCTAGTTGTAAAGTTGTAAGTATCTGTCTTAGCAATTCCAGCAAATTCATTATCATTCAGATCTAAGAAAGATCCTATTGACATTTGTACATGATATTCAGTGTTGGATTTTAAATCTTTTGATGGATCTACTTTAATAATCCTATCAGATAAGAATGATATTCTCTTATCACTTATTGGTATAGTTTCATGTACTACGTTACTGGTTGACTCTGTGATACTAAGATTACCAGTTCCCTTGACTATTGCCTCATTGAAAGTAATAGAAAAAGAAGCGGCAGTTTGAACTCCGACTGCATCATCAGAGGGAGTGGTGAATGTTATGAATGGAGCTATGGTGTCTAGATTAGTTCCATCACCACCAGTACCAGCTGTGACACCTATACCAGGCCCTTCTGTAACAGGGTACTTCGGAGGAACTACGTTAGTTGATGGACAATATCCTTCTCCAGGCGATATCATATAAACATCAACAACCGATCCATTTGAATCTATTACTGTTTGTGCTTTTGCACCACCTCCATTATGCGTCTTATCAATGATACTAACTATTGGAGGCACAGTATATCCAAATCCTTTCTCTATTATCTGTAGTGTCAATATACTTCCATCAGTAGATGAAACTATAGGTATCATCGCAGCAGTCTTGGTTCCGTTTCCATATACTTCTATCTTTGGAGGAATACAATCTGGCCACACAAAACCTGGCGGAACACTATCTGATAAATCATCCTGAGTTTTTGGATTGTTTGTTGTATCATTACAATCAAATAAGTCAGGAACTCCGCCACCTAATAAACTTAAGAACTTAAATTTGTTTGGAGATGTTAGTAGATTAATATTAGTTAGTCCTAAAGTTTGATCTGCAACTTCTAGAGCAGAGAGTAACTTAGAGTTGTCTATTACTGATTTAAAACCGATGTCTGGTTTCTTTCTCATTCCTCCAGATTGTGTCCAGTCTTTATATTCCTTACACTGTAATGAGTCACACTCTAAGAAAGACATTACTGCATCTGTGTAACTGCCAACCTTATCTAACAAACTCCCAATATCGTTCACTGATCCTGTCAACCAATCTAATCCTTGTGTAATTGGTTCCAATCCTTTTTTGATACCATCATTGATTGCAGCCATAAGCACACCAATTGCCTGTTCGATAGCACAAGCAGTTCCGTTCAAAGCATTTCCTACCATGTCTTTGAACAAATCTCTTATATCTCCTAATAGATCAGTTCCTAACTTGTTGAATACACAAAATATAACGTCTGTTATTCTTTTAAATGCTGCGATTATAGGAGTTTTCTCTGCCTCAGTTACATATAATCCTATAAAGTCTCTATATCTTTTTGATAAAAATGCAGTTATCTTATCCCTAAGTACAGTAACAATCTTTTTCATTGCACCGTTTGCCAATTTACTGGCTCTTTCTATCTCTCTGTCTATATCAAATAAAATATTTCTAGATGTATCTACATACTGACCAGCATACTCAGTAAGTGAGTTGACTGTCTTTAAAAAACTTCCAACAGTATGTGTAACATCACTAAGAGCATCATTCTCGCAACCATTAGTCATAGTAACAACCTCAGTTGCTCCACGATTAGCGAAAGCACCTTCACTCTTTTGTGCTTTACTTACACCCTCTGTTGCCAGTGCATTGACTTTTTTACCAGATGGAGTCTCTTTTTCTTTAAATTGGCCAACTTTAGTGTTTGCATTTTGTGATGGTGTTGCACCGCCTGCTTTATCTTCTTCTAGTGGTAAACTTGTAGGGCCTTCTACCCCTGCATCTCTACCAGAAAGAACATTAAATACATTTTCTCTTGATACATCATCATTATATTGTCCAGTATTTTTAGGGCCTAGTGAGTTGACATTTCTTGCCAAGGCACCAAATATCACTGGTTGTTGTCCTTCTTCCCCATCTAAGAAAAAACCAAATACAGTTTCTCCTCCCACCATTCTGGAACTGTCACCCATATTTGCTTGACCAGAACCAGATGTTGCATCTACTAGAACATGGGCCCAAGGCAAATCAGCATCAGGTAAGGTAGTATCATCAAATGGATGATATCCTATTATTCTAACTTTGCATCTAAATGCCCATCCAGCATCCGTATCGGTGGCTTCGTTACGCCAAACACTTGGTTCAGCAACTCGTCCAATCCACCATATGAATCCGTCTCGGCCAACAAAGTTGGTCTTTAGTAGGGCACTGTCTAGCATTAGTCGTCATAAACCAAGCATTCTGGTTCGTCAGGATGTAAGTCACAGAATATTTCCAAAGCGTTGGGGTCATGGTGATCTCCCGCTTTGATCTCTTCCTTATGATGTTCTGCATACTCTTCCAAGTCATGCAATTCTTCTTTTGCATGTCTGCGTGCTGCAGGATTTGCCATTGGATCATCAATGATCTTCTTGTCTTTTTCGATGTGTTTTTCTATACTTTCCATAGGTTCTCCTTATGTTAATCCAAAAGAATCTCGTATGAGATTCAACGATGTGACATTACTCCCCTCTGATATTTCAAAGTGGTGCCTCAAACTACGAATCAAATAAAATCCACTAAGTTCTTGATCGAGATTTTTGTTCTCGTTATCATTTGGCCCTGATTCAGGAACCTGAACTTTAATAATATCTCCAGCCCGTAGGTTTATGTTACATGGTACTGTTATATTTAGGGACTGTTGGAAGAGCAATGTATAGCGAGAAAACGCTTTTGCCATATCAGAATCTGATCTACCAGATCCATCTACGTTGTCATCTTGGTTAGTTTCTAGTGTTGGAGCTAACATACCCTTATCACCCACTCTAACTAAAACTCTTGAGGCTGCCTCACTGACATCCCCTGCTGGAATTGGAACATCCTTTCCCGCTACCTTTACTCCGTCCTTATTTAATTCATCCTTCAACTTGTGAGGAATAGCTTTCGTACTCCAGTCTAACGGATTATAGAAATAAGTCAAGTTAGAGTATAATCCGACCCTTAAATTTTTCTGAAGATTAGTAGTCTTATCAGTGTAATGATGAATTATTCTAAAGTTGTTCTCTGGTTTCTCCTCTGCTTCTATGAAAGTAGAGAATGTATATGTCTCTGCTACCCTAATTGGAGACTTACTTGTTTGTACTTTTTTAGATTCCAAATCTCCTGTCTGTGATATCAAACCATCAACTGACTTGAACTTATATCCATCATAAGTTTCATAGAAAAAGAATCCAGATGTCCCTCCAACACTACCTGTCTGTAATGGTTGTGCTTTAGGGCATAACCAAGTAAGGATATAGAATGGTTTTTTGTTGTTACCAATGAACTCATAAGGAGTAATGCAATCTTCAATCTCAGTTCTTTCTTCCAGTTCCTCTTTTTTGATATTGAATATCTTTGGATCTGTAAGAATATCTTTAACATGAGCACTTATGTTTGCCTTTGCATATTTTTTCTGACACCTAGTAGTCTCATTCATCAAGTTTTCCAAAGAAGTCAACGTGAGAGTAAATGTCTCTTGACCCTCACTTCTAGAAACATCAGAGATACCAGTTACATATAAAGGATTATTAAACTTTCCCTCTCTATCAGAGAATACAAGGTCACCGAAATCTGTTCCAATCGTTAGATCTAATCTTTCATAACCTCTTATTGGCAATCTACTAAGTAAGTTAGTGGTGTTTGATATTGAGATATAACATGTTATAGATGGTGATAGCAGATCTTCATAATAATCTACAGTAATTACATTCCCAGAAATACTTTCAGCAGTAAGTTGGTCTGTCTGCGAATCTCTTTTATCGCCTGCAAATTGAATGTCCTCATCTACAGTAAGATTTGCTTTCTTGATAATAATTTTATTAAGACTTGACATTATGAGGCTCCTAGTTCGTTAAAGAGGAATGATGAAAATACCTCTGTTTCAGTACTTCCAATAGGAACTATCTCTGGTAGAGGTTGTGGTGGTGGGCCATAATCTGGTGTAGAGGAAACAGGTGCTTTTCCTTTCGCTAGAACCACAATATTAGATCCACCTCCACCACCATATGATCCGCCACTATCATACTCTGGATAATGATTCATGTTATCATAAAAACCACCCTTTGCAAAATTATATGGAACAATTAATCCACCACTTGAGTATCCCTCAAGTACCCAGTTATAACCATGTTCCTTTCTATCCAACTTTGAAGCTTTATCTTTCTTCAAATATGTCGCTTTTGCGGCGTCACTTGTATTAAGAATGTCTATGTATTTTTTCAATGGCATATTCACTGTACCATTTATGACATCAATAAAAGTCTTTTTTTCAAATCCCTTCACCGCTTTTATCTCCTTCATTAGTTGTTGTTGATGTTCTTTCAAGTCATCTATTGCAATATCAGCAATGGATGATTCATAAACTTCTGTCTCTTCAAATGTACCGCCATCAAATTTTTTCAATAATTTCGTTGTAACTTTAGTATCAAAACCATAGTAACCATCTTCACCAAATCTTGTTTTTTCTTTCATAATATCAATTTCCTTACCCACCTTCTGTTGTAGTTTCTTATTATGAGTTTCTTTTGACTTACTCGTGAAGTTAGTTCTACTGACTATCAATGATGGTGGAAGTATTTCACCAGCTCTATATCCTATTTTGCCTGTGAATGGGACTACTTTACGTCCATCTGTCTTTCCACCCTCAGCCATTAGAGGTAATCCAAAAAATTTCTTAGGGTTTAATTTACCACCAGCAGAGAATCCCATAGACTGAGCTTCTTTCATTCTCTTACCAGTCAAACTGGGATCTTTTCTTGTAGCAGGGGTATCAAATGGAACAATAAATGCACTACCAGAAGGGCCTTTACTAACATATTCTTTACCATGTCCTATAAAATCTACACCTTTACCATCTAATGATACTGGGTATCCTGATTGAGGCCCTTCGATCCAACCACCAGCTGCCATTTCTGGAGTGAGTTCACCCTTTACTTCCATAGAACCAGTCTCTTGTTCTACTGTTGGTTGTGATTTCATATTCATTGCACCTTCTACATTCTCCTGTTGTGCTGGATTAGAAACCAGTTGTGTGAATCTAGATTTTAGTCCATCAACCAATGAAGAAAATCTACCGAGTTGTTCTTCATTTATATCTCCTGTTACCTCTTCTTTCTTCTCCTCTTCGGGTTCTTCTTCGTCCTTGTTTTCTTTTTTTTCGTCTCTAACTTCTTTCTCCTTACTTTCTTCTTCTTTCTTTTCGTCAGTTTTAACTTCCTTAAGTTGTTTCAAGTCTCCTTTACTTATCTCTTTACCTGTCTTCACAGTCTCTTCTACTTTTTTAAGAGCATCTGTCTTTGACTTATCTTCCTCTTTTATCTGTTGTTCTTGAACCTTTTCATCTCCAGCAAACTGATCATCAGTAGGCAATTCCTCTGCCTTTGTTTTGTTTCCTTTAGAAAGTAACAAAGGAAGCATCATCATGGCACCTACCGCACCCATGAGCATCTTACCACCGCCACCACCACCTTTCTTATCACTCTTGAATTTTGATATAAAGTTTTCTGCCTTTGTAAAGTCACTCTGGCCTGGAAGATCCTTTCCTAATTTACTTTTTTTACCTGTTAAAAAACGAGAAAACTTTTTGATACTACTCTCAGCAGTATCAACAGCCTTCTGTGCTTTCTGATTAACTTTTAATGTAGATACAGAAGTCTTCATAAAGCATCCACTATATTATATACCGACTTTGCATGTAAAACGTGCATGTTCTTTGTATCAATCGCAAGCAAAGATGGAACTTTATTTGCTGGTTTGATACTGGCTCTCTTCATCTTGTCACTAGGTTTTGGTGATGGGAGGCCTCCCTTGCCTCCACTAGGCGGAAGTTCTACTGGTATTACTTCTCCTCCACCGCCACCAGAAGGTGTAGAGGGTGTTCTTGCTGATGTTGATACACCTCCAGCCATCTCTTTTTTAGCTGCCGATTGCTGTGGGTTTGGTTTAACTTGTTCTGCCTGTTGTATAGTATCATCTGCAAAACTAATAGGATCTTTACTAATAGTCTCACCTGACTTGATTCTAGAATTTTTTCTAGTATTTTTTTCACCTGATGGTTTAGGTTTTAGAGCCTTACCAACACCTTTGAGAAAGTTACCAGCCTTCTCTTTCATACCACCAAAGGTATTCTTTATGTTATTAAATATTTGTCCAGGCTTTGACTTACCATCTTTACCATCCTTACCAGCCTTACCCTCCTCTGCGAAGGCTGGATCTTTCATAACTTCATTAACATTTTTTCTATTGCCTTCTACAGTTGTTGTACCCTTTGCAAGAGGTATAAGTTCAGTAAGTTCTTTCTCTAATGCTCGTATCTTCTTCAACATTTCCTTGGCAGCTGCCTTATCATCATCATCTCGTTTACCCATCATTCTGTTATCAGAGTAGTCTTCTTCTAGTTCCATTATTTCTTTTTTGACCTTGATGATTCTTTTAGTGACCTCATCATCGCCGCTTCCTGATACATTCTCACCACCTTTATATGAAACTTTTAAGTCGTGTACTTTCTTGTCGCCATTTTTATTTGTAAATCTTCTAAATCTAAAATCCTCTGAAGATTCTTCTCCTCCCCCGAATTTTGATTTATAGTTGTCTTTTCCCTCTGACTTGAACTTCTTTATACTCTTTGGTGTAAAATCCAAAACACTAGAAAACTTATCTAATATACTCTTGAATATATTAGCATTACCCTTGTCTTTCTTTACTTTCGCCTCTGCTTGTTTTTTCTCTAACTTTTTCTGTTTTCTACTTCTTACAAAATCAATACCTTTTTTGAGTAAATTTTTGGCACCTTTTCTAATACCACCAGTCACTGCAACTTTTGCTACAACAGCAGTTCCAAGGGCAGCTGCACCAGCAATAGCAACTCCTTTGATTAACTTACCAAATAGACTTCCTCCTCCACTCTTTTTGCCAGGTTTAGCTGTTGCAAGTTTCTTTACAAACTTAGAAGCTAACTCATTTGCTTTACCAAGAAACTCTACAGTCGAATCAAATCGACCTTTCATACCATCAAGATTTGATCCAAATGACTTTAATGAATTTAATCCACCATCAAATATCTTACCTAGAAACTTATTAGGATCAAATGAATTTACTTTTTCTTCTATCTTATTTGTTAACTTAGGTATTAAGTTTTGAGTCTTAGTCTCTACGAGTTTATTGATCTTCCTGATTCCACCCTGTTTCAGATCTGCCGCTATTGGTTTTATCTTAGCAACCGACTTTTGAAGAAACTTTGAACCCTTTACCTGAGCTCCTGCTACTCCTTTTTTGGCACCTCGAACTGCTTTCTTACCAGCTATCGCAGTCTTTCTAACAACTTTAGACTTAGACACACGTTTGGCCGTACCTTTGGCGGCCTTACCTAATGCTCCAATTGTAGATGAGAGTTTACCCATTTCGTGCCTGTGCTTCCCTTTGTCTTTGTTTTAGTTGTTCTTCTTCAATATGAAGTCTGAGTAATCCAACATAGATGTCTCGTTCCCAAGGCGGCATGTTCTCTAACTCCCATAGGGAATATTTATGGAACTGCATGAGGGCAAAATTTATGCGGAAGTATGTCTCAAGATCAATATGGGACATACTTAACCGAAAAAATCCGTTAGCCCCTCTAATACTATGGTATTTTTCTTCTTGGTAGAAGGATTGACTACCTCTAATGTATGTGTCAACTTAGGCATAGTCTCAAAGAATTTTTCAATCTTCTGGAACTGTGATGATGTCAGAGATTCAACCCAGTCTTTTAGTTCTTTCTTAGTACACTCAGATGCTGAGAACATATCTTTATCATTATAAACCATATCAATAGATGTAGCTATCATCTCAAATGATTTTTCCACAGCATCGTCATCTTCCTGACTAAAGTTAGTTTCTATAAACTGACTAAGAGATGGATACTTCATTTTTACAGAATAACCATCTGCCAATTCAATGTCTGCGTTGTGATCGTCATTACTAGAGACTTCAATATCATCTATAAGAACTGTGACAGGAACTTCTGTCTTGCCATCATCACCACATGTCACTAAGAGTTCAATTGATTCACCTACAGATTTTCCTCGAATATTTAAAAATAGATATTCAATATCAAAACTAGGTAATTGGTCAATTTTAATCCCCTTTGTTATAACACATTCTTTAAGAACTTGTTTAACAGCATTGGTTATTTGTTTTTGATCTTCTGACTCAAGAGCAAGTATGAGAATTTTTTCCTCTCTTACCAAAAATGGTCTGTACTTTACAGTTTTTCCATTTGAAGGTAATTTCAAGTCATATTCAGCCGTCGAAATTTTTGGTAAAGGCATAATAAGTAATTATTCGTTATTATTTATCGGGTTAATTTGAAGCTTTATCTACAGTAGTTTCTGATGTTTGGTCAGCCGCCACTGTCTGCATAGAACCTTTCTGTGGCACCGCTGGTGCAGAGGTTCCTTGATTATTAACAATGTAGTATCTATCATATGCAAACTCAACTGTAACCTGTAGAAATTGTCCTGTAGCGTAGTTAAGTGGTATATCCTGTATGGATATAGGAAAGGCATTTATAAAGTTGTAACTAATCGCTTCGGGGTTAAATTTTTCCTCTTCAAATGGATTATCTGAACCCATATTTCTTTCAAACTTAGTGATTGATAGATCTCTCTTATAATCATGAGGATATCTAAATCTATGGAAGGCAAATCTTTCATCACTATTTGGATAACCGCCAGGATATCCTTGATTATGTTTAACTCCTTCCTGTGTGACATACAAAGGATTCATAAAGTTAATCCACTCTTGGAAAAGTTTCAAAGTTTTATAGTCTTGAGATACATAGAATGATAATGATATGTCAGTATATTGTCTTTGTGTAGCAAATCTTTCCCTGATACCCTGTCTACTACCAACTTCCTGTACAACAGCCATTGACACACCAGGCAACATTGCTTCGTTACATAATAATTCGTATGTTTCTTTTTGTCCGTTAGCCAATAATCCACAAGATGTGAGCCACTTACTAAGATCATTAGCAACTTTTTCTTTCTGATAGACACCACTTGAAGCTGCATCTAAAGAGACTGGGAAAGAATCTACAGGTTCTGCACCATCTTGTGCCAAGTCCATCTCAAGTTTAAAAAAGTTTGATAGGGCGGGAGCTCCTAGTGCGGATCTAAAGTCTTCTATACTTTTTACGAATTTATTATCACTAAAATAACTTTGCTGTTGTCTGGCCATCTAAATAAATTTATGACTTACCATACTATGTATATGGCTTATCAGGGAAAATTTAAACCAAAGAGACCTAAAAAATACAAAGGTGACCCCACTCAGATCGTTTATAGATCTTTATGGGAGAAGAAATTCATGGAATACTGTGATTTGACTGAGAGTATAGACCAATGGCAATCTGAAGAGTTCTGGATACCATACAAAAACCCATTAGATAATAGAACTCATAGATACTTTCCAGATTTCTTTATTAAATATAAGGATAAGACAGGTGCTAAAAGATGTATGGTTATAGAAGTGAAACCAAAGAGACAATGTAAGGAACCTGTAAGGAACCCTAAAAGAAAATCTCAATCATGGTATTATGAAGTTAAAACATGGGTAGTAAACCAAGCAAAATGGAAGGCAGCACAGAACTATTGTGCTAATAGAAAGTATGAATTTAAAATTATGACAGAAGACGATTTAGGTATTTCACATGATCGCAGACGATATTAAAGAAGCCACCCAAGGCGAACTGCAACCTGATGCATGGTATGTGGGTCAACTAGAACAAGCATTAGCTGCAGTTCAAAAAAGAGATGCCAGTGCGATTGACACTCAGGGTGTAAGAATGGGCGATCTAGTATTCTTTGGATATAATCCACAAAATGCACAAAATTATGAGTTTTGGGACGTTCAACCCCTAGCAGTAGTGATGGGATTCTATGAGGAAGGATTTCTTGGATGTAATCTACATTACATAAATCCAGATTATCGGGATGTAATTGCCTCGAGCTTACTAAATACCAAAGGAGAGTCTCCTGTACCTAAGAATAGTATCCACAAATACCTGTGGTCTAACATGAGAACTATATTTAAAGTTCCCAAAGAAGAAGACTGGGCCGCTATCTCCTTACTTCCCACCGAACAATTCATAGATAAGAACGGTGTGAGGTTTCCTAAGTACAAGGCATTTAATTATCGCAACCAGAAAAGAAGGAAGAAATGACCGCAACACCTATCGCTAATTCAGAATTTGGTGACGAAATAAATCCAGATGTTGAAATATCTCAACAGGATTCGGAAGGCAATGTCAGAAATTATAAAGTATTTTACTCGGAGACAGGTGGAACAACTGTTCGTGCAGTTGATGCTAATGGTCAATTATTACAAAACGTAGAACCAATATACAAAGATGGAGTATGGGATCAATCCAAACTAACAACAGGAACATCATCATCATTTTCTAAAGATGATCAACTAAGAATTCATCAATCAATACAAACATCAACTAAAAATCATATTGCTGCCACTGCTCCTGGCAGTCCAAAACCAAAATGGACTACCCAAGATGGATACTCTAATGGAATACCATCTGATAGGGATGCAGAACAGGAAAGACTAGAGAATAAAATAAAGAATGCTAGAAATAATAAAGAAAGAATTATGTATAAAAGGAATTTGAAAAATTATGATAAGAGTAAAACTAATCAAGGTCTTTCTATAGGTGACAGGTTTAATAATCTAACTAATCAAGGTGCAAGAGCAACGGGAGCAATCCAAAATGCTTTCAGTGGTGCAGAGGAATCAGACACATTATTTAAGAAAATAGTAAAATATCCTATGGATATGGCTAATAGTATGGATCATATGTTCATACAATGTTATTCCTATCGAGCACCTTATGCAGCTGCACTAGATGGTAAGGCTGGAAAAAGAAATATTTTTGCAGGGGACAAAAAATCTTCATTTACTTTCGGTTCAGAAAGAACAACACCATATAAGAAAAAATTAGGTGCTGGTATCAAACTACCAATGCCAAATAACATGACAGATGGAAACCCAAGAAACTGGGGAGAACAAAGTATGGATGCTGGTCAAATGGGTGCAATTCAGAATTCAAGTAAGAATGTTCTGACAAGTTTCTTTACTAATGATTTCGGTGGTTATGGACGTACTGCTACAAAACTGAGCATGCAGGCAGACATGTTAACTCAGGAATCTACCAGAGGAATGTCCATAGCAAACAAGATTGCTCAGTTGGCGAGTGAGAGTGGATTTGGTGATGTAAGTTCTGAACAAATTCTTTCTAGAAGTGTGGGTGTGGTAGCAAACTCAAACACAGAATTATTATTTGCTGGAGTAAGTCTAAGAAGTTTTGAATACCAGTGGTTAATGAGTCCAAGAAACAGATTGGAAGCAGCAAATGTAAGAATGATTATTCGTGCATTTAAACAATGGTCTGCTCCTAAAAAAGTTAGAAAGATTGACAATGGAGAGTTATCAAATGTAGGTAAGGCTGGTGGCCCATCATTCTTCTTAGGAACTCCAAATATATTCAGACTAAGATTCGTCACTAATGGTAATAGAAACATTCTTGGTGTAAACAAATTCAAACCATGTGCATTGACTAATGTGGATCTTAATTACACACCAGAAGGTCAATGGATGGCATATGAAAATGGTATGCCAATATCTGTCATGATGACTCTACAATTTCAAGAATTGGAACCTATCTATGATACAGATTATGGTGAAGATGTTGCTGCTGGTAGAGCATATGATGAATCTACTGAAGCGGGTAGACTTGGAGACTTGATGCCAATAAGTATTATCAAACAAAACAGTCCATACTCAACAGATGTAGGTTACTAAAATGTCAAAAGGTTATTTTTCTTACTTTCCCGAAATAAACTATGTGTCTAGGACTACCGATAGGTCTTCTAATGATGAGTTTATCCCTGTCAAGAATATTTTTAGAAGACCAAAACTTCGTAATGATCTTGAAAATGTTCTCACAGCATTTGAAGATTATATGATCATTGGCGATGATAGACCAGAACAGGTTTCCGAAAAGGTATATGGTGATCCTCGATTTGATTGGGTTATTTTAACAACAAATAATATTACTAAGATCCAAGATCAATGGCCATTAAATTCTAATGACTTTCAGAGATACATCTATGATAAGTATGGTACTGAAGAAAAATTATCAGAGATCCATCATTACATTACTGAATTATTATTGGATGATAATTCGAGAGTGGTAGTTCCAGAAGGTTTAGTTGTAGATTCTAACTTTGACAGTAGATATCTAGAAAGAAACAATTCAAGGCAAGAAGAAGTCACTTATAGTGGTAGTGTTTTGGGTAATTTGTCGAGTGTTGATAGTGCTGGTACAGTTAAAGATGCTAGTGGTAATATAATATCACATACCAATGTATTTTCTGTCAGTAACTATGAATTTGAAGAGAATGAAAATGATTCTAAGAGAAGAATTCGAGTGTTACAACCTCAGTTCTTGGAAATTGCAGTTTCCGATATGAACCAAATAATGAAATATAAGAAGTCTGGTGATTATATCAATAGTAGATTGAAAGGAGCATATAACCCAAGACTTAGTGGGCAATAAAAAAAGGGGTCGTGAGACCCCTTTCTTAATGTTTACTCTTCAGCGAGTTTCTGAAAATAACTCAGTGCGTCATCTTCATCTTCCGTGGTTTCCGTTGCAGCAGCAGAGAGATTAGATATCTGATCTAGTTCTGCTTGTGATGGACGTTTTCCTTCACTTAGGTCTTCTAAGTCTTCGGTATCAAATTGAGGTGTGACTACCTTCTTAGCCCCAAGAACTGAATCTAAGCGTGCTTTAAGTTCATCATAACTCTTGAACTGATCGGGAGCAGTGAACTCACTCAAATCGTAGATCTTATCATAGATTGTTTCTAGTGCGCTGTCGTCATCTAAAAGTGCTTCTACCTTACCAAACTCAGAACTATCATAGTTCCAGAATCCAGCAACCTGTTTGATCTTCAACTTAAAGTTTGCACCTTTCCAGAAATCAAATGGATTGATTGGTTCTTCATCTTCAAACTCTGGTTGCATTGAAGCAGTGATCTTATCAAAGATCTTCTTACCAAACTTATAAAGTTTGACTTGTCCTTCGTTCTCAGGATTACTTGAATCCTTCACAACATAGACATTAGCATAGTAAGAGAGTTTACGTTTCTGTTTACGAGCAATATCCTTATCTGACTCTTTACCACTATTCCATAGAGTGCGGTTAAGTTGTCCTACAGGATCGTCTTTACCAAGTGTGGTTAAAGAGTTTTCAATATACCAACCACCTGGCCCTTGGAAGGCATGACTCCATACTTGAGTCCATGGCAGTTCAGCATTGGCATGTGCAGGGAGGAATCGAATTATAGCGAATCCATTACCAGCCTTATCTACAGCTGGTTTCCATAACCTTTCATCAGTATTACTTCCACCTTTTTCGTTGAGTTTCTCAACTTTTTTCATCAATCTCTCTGTAAGAGAGCCTGCTTTAGATTGTTTCTTTAATGCAGCAAATGACATTTAGTATTCTCCGTATTTTTGTATTGTTGGATTGTTTAT